AAAGGTAATCGTAAAGCATTAAGACAATTAGACGATTTATTAGGATTTTTATAAACAAGAAGAAAGAGAGTAAAGGTTGTTAAAAGTATATATCCGTAAAGGACAATCCGTAGAACAAGCACTAAAAATATTCAAACGCAAAGTAAAAGACTCAGGTATGATGTTTGAATTAAGAGAACGTTCATTTTACAAAAAGCCATCGGCATTGAAAAGAGAACAGAAAAACAAAGCTAAACTACGAACCAAATACGAAAAATTAAAAAATCAAGAAGATTAAAATAAATACACACTTTGTGTGATATTTTTTGGTTTCGTTATATTTATATATACGAAACTAAATACACTATCGTATTATTCATACATCATATAGTGTAAATCAATAAAACTATATTATAGTTCTCAATAACTATATTGAATCCAAAACGGAGAAATAAAAATGGATGATTTACTAAGAGAAGCTATTGCTGACGCTAAAGCGGTTAGAGAAACTGCATTAGAAAACGCAAAAATAGCACTTGAAGAAGCATTCACACCACGTTTGCAATCTATGTTGTCTAAAAAGATAGCTACTGAAATGGAAGACGCTGAAAAAGAAGATTCAGAAGAAAGATTTTCAGAAGAAGAAGACGAATTCGCACCAGAAGAAGGTGAAGATGAAGTTGCACCAGAAGAAGGTGACGACAAAATAGACGCTGAGGAAAGAGATGATTCAGAAATGGGAGCAGAAGAAATGAAAATGGACTCTGACGAAATGGAAGTTGAAGACGAAGAAGCACCAGAAGAAGGTGAAGAAATCGAAGACGAAGAATCAGAAGCAGAAATTGATGATATGAAAGAGGAAGAAGAAGACGACCTTGACCTTGAATCAGTTCTTGCAGAATTGGAAGCAGACTTAAACGACGAAGAAGAAGAAGATGGAGTTGACGAATCTGAAAAATCTGATAAAGATGAAGAAGAAAAAGTTGACGAAAACGATGTATCATCTGATATCGGAAAATCTGACAACAAAGTAAATCCAAAAGCAAATGATTCATCAGCAACAGGTGCACAAGGACCAGAAGGCGAAGGTAAAGACGAGCCAGCAGGTAAAGAACTTGACGACCACCAAGTAGTGAAAGAAGAAAAAGACGAGGACGAAGTTGAAGAAGACTTAGACCTTGACGAAGTTCTGAAAGCACTATCTGAAGAAGAAGCTGAAGAAGAAGAAGCAGACAAAGTGGATGAACTTAAAAAAGAAATCAAAGAAACTCGTGATGTTGTAAAATTCATGCGAGCAAAATTAAACGAAGTTAATCTATTGAACGCTAAATTATTGTTCTCAAACAAATTGTTTAGAGCATTTGGATTGAATAACGACCAGAAACTCAAAGTTGTAGAAAACTTTGACAGAACTACAAACTTAAGAGAAGTTAAATTGGTTTACGCTACATTAGCAGAATCATTTAAAAAACCTTCAAGAATAAGTGAGTCAGTTTCTAAAGGTTCAAGTTCAAAACCAGTTGCTTCAACAAAACCTGCTAAAGAAGAGGTATTGAGTGAGGGAGCAGAATTAAAAGCAAGATTCAAGAAATTAGCAAACATACTTTAAGGAGTAGACTAAAATGAGTAAATTAAATTCAATTGAAACTTTGATGGACGGACATAATCCACAAAGACAATTATTAGAACAAACTCGTCAGTTAGTTGAGAAATGGGAACCAACAGGTCTTTTAGAAGGATTAGAAGACGAAACTAAAACTCACGGAATGGCAGTATTGCTTGAAAACCAAGCAGGTCAGTTAATCCAAGAGGCATCAGTTACTGGTGGACAAAACGCAGAAGAATGGTCAGGTGTAGCCTTACCATTAGTAAGAAGAATCTTTGGTGAACTAGCAGCACAAGACTTTGTGTCAGTTCAACCAATGAATCTACCTTCTGGTCTTATTTTCTATCTTGACTTCAAATATGGAACAACCCAAACAGGTAACCATACTGACGGAGCCGATGTATATGGTAATACATCAGGTTCAAATGTAGACGCAAGCGGCGGTTTATACGGCGCTGGTAAGTTCGGATATTCAATTAATGACGCAATTACTGAAGACTTGGACATTCACGCATCAACTGTTGATGCTGATGAATACACATCAGGTTCAGTAACTTGGTCAGATGTTGACTACGAACCAGACCTTTCAGCTTCAGTTGCATTAGGTAACGCAGCAGACGATGGTCTATGTAAAATTACTACATCTACATTGGCATACACAAACCCAGATACAGACGGAGTGAGAGCATTCTCAATCTCAGGTTCTGGTTTTGACGAATTCTTCCCAGCATACACTAAATACGATGCTACGAATTCACAAATTACTTTCATTGTAAAGAAAGATGTAGCGGCTAAACCAGGTAATTTAAAAGTAAAATACCACAAACAGCCAGCAACAAATTACAGCAGAACTGATTTTGAAGCAACATCAACACAAGTTGATGCTAACCCAGAAACAGATATCGACATTCCAGAATTAGATATCGCTCTGAAAAGCATTCCAATCATCGCTAAAACTCGTAAGTTAAAAGCAGTCTGGACACCAGAACTTGCTCAAGACTTAAACGCTTACCATTCAGTTGACGCAGAAGCAGAATTAACATCATTATTATCAGAATATATTTCAATGGAAATTGACTTAGAAATTCTTGATATGTTGATGGCTAACGCTTCAGCTAAAACAGAACATTGGTCAGCAAGAGTTGGATACGAGTATGACTCAGCAAATACTACATTTGTAGAATCATCAGGTGCTTCAAACGCTTACACTAAAGGTGAATGGTTCCAAACACTTGGAAACAAAATCCAATCAGTAAGTAATGCAATTCATCAGAAAACACTAAGAGGTGGAGCAAACTTTATAGTTGTATCACCAGAAACTGCAACAATCCTTGAATCAATTCCAGGATATGCAACAGGTGCTGATGGCGACGCTAACACAAATCAATTCGCTATGGGTGTTCAAAAAGTAGGGGCAATTAACAACAGATACACTGTTTACAAAAACCCTTATATGTTAGAAAACCAAATCCTTGTAGGATTTAGAGGTTCTAACTTCCTTGAAACAGGTGCGGTATACGCTCCATATGTTCCAATGATTATGACACCATTAGTATACGACCCTAAAAACTTCACTCCAAGAAAAGGTGTGATGACAAGATACGCTAAGAAGATGGTTAGACCAGAATTCTATGGTAAAGTCGTAGTTGCAGATGTTAACTATGTATAATAGTTAGTATTTCAACACATACTAAAAGCTGAATAAGCATACGAAAAACCCCTATTAAGTTAGGGGTTTTTTGTTTTTTATCTAAGAATTACCTATTTATATACGAAGATTAATTTCCACCCCCAAAAACTTCCAACTCTGGCGACGGATGACGTGAGTATTTGGCTAAACCAAATGTATTTGGGGTTTTGTAATCTAACAATTAATATATTTGGGACAGGGAAATCCCCAAATAAACGGAGAAAAATAATGGCAAACAAATCAAATTCAACTTTAAAAAGTGTATTGAGACAATCACACGCAAATTATATGGATAATTTAGTGGATTCAGTAGGTCTATATGCAGAAGGACAATCAGGCGGTGAGGCAATAAACCTTTCAGCAGATACAACTTTAGCAGTAAACACTCACTCAGTTCAAGTTGGTAAATTCGTTACTATTTCAGCAGACGCTAAAACATTAACATTACCAGCAGTTGTGGTTGGTGCTTCTTTCATTATCGTAAACACATCAACAGACGGTGGTTCACTATTAACAATATCACCTAATTCAAGTGATAAGTTCTTAGTAGATATCGCAGGTGGTGCAGGAACAAATGATAAAGACATCATACTTGCAAAAGCAACACAAAGTCAATACGACTATGTTAAATTAGTTGGTCTAAGTGCAGACGGATGGTTAATTGATGACATTCGTGGAACTTGGGTAGACCAAGCATAATAATTAGTTTTAGGACTAAGTATTATAGAAGTGAAAAGACCCCCTATTTTTATAGGGGGTTTTTTTATACAAAAGTTTAATTATTGATATTTATTAATGTATATACAAATAGACTATTAATAGGAGATTTTAATGGCTCAAGAAGCAATATGGCCAGGAAGTGGTTCCGCAGTAGACGGAACGACACCTTTTGGGTTATATGATAGTGACACCACCTTTCAAGCAGACGCACCTAAGTTCGCAACTTGGTGTGCAAAAAGACTTGGATATCCAATCGTAGATATAGAACTACAAGATACTCAGTTTTATGCTTGTATGGAAGAAAGTGTATCAGAATATAGTGCACAAGTCAATCAATTTAACATTCGTGATAACTTATTACATTTAAAAGGACAAGCCACCGGTTCAAACTTTACTCATAAACGAGTAAAACCTACTTTATCTGAAAATATATTCATAGCAGAAGACTATGGTTCAGAGGCATTAGTAGGTGGAACAACTGATATAAAAAGAACAGCGATTTCAGTTAATTCTGGAAGTCAAATTTATGACTTAAATAATTTAGTAGGTGAAGCAAGTGAATCTGGAGCTTCAATTGAAGTTAAACGAGTTCACTATGAAGCAAGACCAGCGGTTACAAGATACTTTGACCCATACGCATCAACAGGATTCGGAACATACAATATGTTGGACGGATTTGGTTTTGGAAATCAATCACCAGCAATTACTTTCGTATTACAACCAATCTATGCAGATTTATTAAGAATACAGGCCATTGAATTTAATGACCAGATTAGAAAATCTGCTTATTCATTTGAAATTCGTAATAATCAACTAAGAGTATTTCCAGTTCCAAGTGAATCAGGTTCGTTGTGGATAGAATATATCAAAACATCTGATAGAGACAACCCACTAAGAACTCGTTATAGTGGTTCATCAGATGTCGTATCAGATTATTCAAATGTAAAATATGACTTTATGACTTATTCAAACATTAATGATGTAGGAAAACAATGGATAAGAAAATATGGATTGGCGTTATCAAAAGAGTTATTAGGAATCATTCGTTCTAAATACGGAACTATTCCAATTCCAAATGCAGATGTTTCATTGGATGGAGATACATTGAGAGCTGAAGCAACTGCAGAAAAAGAACAATTAATAGAACAATTGAGAGAAAACTTAGAACAAACAAGTCGTAAAGCACTTATGGAAGCTCAAAAGGAAGAATCCGAATCACAACAGGAAACTTTAAAGAAAGTTCCATATCCACTTTACATAGGATAACTAAATGGCACAGCGATATTATGGAGCAAAAGATTTAGCAACCATAGAAAAGTTCAACAGAGAACTTTTAGGTGAACCAAACATTGATGATTGTGGGATAATTGACCAGTATGTAATTCTTTACAGAACATCAGTTTATGAAACCGACACCAATATGTATGGAGAAGCATCAGAGGGTAAAGTTTATAAACAAGGTGTAAAATTACCTTGTATTGTTGATGCCGAAGATTTTGATTTCCAATATACAGACTTTGGACCAGATAACAAACAAAATGTTTCATTTTCATTTCAAAGAGCATACTTAGTGGAAGTAAATTTAAAACCAGACATAGGTGATATCCTAAAATGGAACGATGGCTATTTTGAAGTCAATACTTATAATGAAAATCAATTGATAGGTGGTAATCCAGACAATAGTCATTCAATTGTAGTTTCAGCACACTTAACAAGAATGCCAACCACAAACTTAGAGGAATATAGAGGTTCATAATGGCAAGAAATAAACCAATACCAAGAAGTCAAAGAAAGATTTTTAATCGTGGACAACAAATAAGTCGTAATTCACCGGGAGCAACAGATGATGTAAAAAATATATCAGTCGGTATTATGGATATGGATTCTGCTATTATGTATTACTTCAATGAAGTGATTAAACCAGAAGTTGAAGTCAATAAAGAAACGGTAAAGGTTCCTTGTATTTACGCATCACCAGAAAGATGGACCACGATTTCTAAACAAGGATTTTTAAGAGACAAGAAAAGACAAATAATTACACCATTAATTGTATTTAAACGAACTGGTATGGAAAGAAATGATAACATACCTATTGATAAACTTGACGCAAACAAACCAAGAAACTTTTATTCATTTGAAAAAAAATATTCTCACCAAAATAGATATGATAAGTTTAGTGTTCAAAAAGGATTAACACCAGGTAGAGAATATTATAATGTAGCAATGCCAGATTATGTAACTCTTTCTTATGAATTTATAATATGGACTTCTTACATTGACCAAATGAATCGTATTGTAGAAAAAATCAATTATTCGGACGGAGCATATTGGGGTGAGCCAGGTAAAATGAGATTTAGAACTCGTCTGGAAAGTTTTTCAGACTCAAGTGAAGTTGATGGTGA